CGGCGGGACAATCCTGATACCGTAAAGCGTTGCCAACTCGTTCCCGTTCTTCACATCCTCCTCGCCGTTGGCATTGTTAAGGTAGGCTGTGATGAACTCATACGGATGGTAGTACCGCAGATAGGCGCATAGGTAGCCAATCATGCAGTACCCAACTGAATGGTTGTAACCAAACATATAGCTGGAAGCGTCCTGGATGATCTGTAAGAACTCCTTTGCTTCCTGCTCTGCAACTTCACGGGGTTGCGGTGACTTTTCACAGTATCCCTCAAGAATTTGCGGGAGAGCTTTTTTCAACCGCTCTTCGTCTTTTCGTCCAATAGCGCGGCGGGTGTTATCTGCATCTGACCCGGAGAAGCCGCAGATTTGCTGTAGGAACTTGATAACGTCCTCTTGGTAAATAAGATAACCGTTGTTATCTGCCAAAAGTTCGTCGATGATGGGAGAGGGATTCTTGTGAGGCTTGTGCTGCATAAGGTCGTCACGGTACGACGCACCCGAAGGACGAAGCGCCGCCGTAACAAGGCTCATGTCAAAAATGCTGTGCGGCTCGTATTGCCTAAGCATCTGGAACGCGAACTCTCCTTCAAACTGGAAGATACCAATGGGAGATCTCAGCATATCCTTCCAGACAGCCTCATCATTCCAGTTGATTTCGTGAGACTTCGGGTAGGGCTTACCCAACAGCTCATAAGCATCTTTGATAATCTCGATGTTTTTCAATCCGAGAATGTCATACTTAACCAAGCTGACCTCATGCACACACTCCATGTCAATCTGCAGGATTTCCTTACCGTCAGAGATGAACGTACCGTAGTTATCTCGGAGGGTAATAGGGCTTGCCACAATACCGGCAGGGTGCATAGACTGAGAGATCGCCACGTCAAGAAGCCCGTCGTAGTAGTAGAATACTTCGGGATACTTTTCCCGAGCCGCTGCCTCGTCTGTCTCAAACTCCTTTTTGATATTGGCACTTGCCTTACCAGCCCAGGGGTTCTTAGCAAAGATCCTTTCGTTTTCCTCTTTGAGTTTTGTGTACTCTTTGGAAAACTGCTTAATCAGCTCGGCGCGGGGGATGTTCTTCATGCGGCTGGGCAAAAGAAGATTACCTGCCTCATCAAAGAAATATAGGCTAAAGCCGTCTCTCGCATCCCCAAAAACGATCTTCACGTTCTCATCTTTGAGCTGCGCCATTACTCTGCGGAACTCTTTCTCGTCCCGTTGGTGTTCACGATTCCAACGCAGTGCCAAAGCACGGCAGATTTCGTCAATACAGCCTTTAGATTTGATAGTGCCGATCGCCAGAATAAACGCGGTCTTTTCTTGACCAAAACGGTTGATGATGTAGTCGTAAACCAGATCACGCTGGGAGGGAGACACGTCAATATCAATATCGCCAATCTCCTTACGATCTTCGTTACAGAAGCGACTAAACACTGTATGCCATGTCTCAGGATTGAGGTCTGTCGTATTGGTGACGTAAGCTACACGAGATCCACCGCAGGAACCACGATTGAAACCAATGGGGATACCATGAGATTTACACCATGTCACCAATTCGCTCATGAAAAGCATGAAGCCGGACATCTCAATTTTGTCAAAAACCCGGCATTCCTCAGCAATGGCCGCTTTGAACGGCTCGACCTGCTCTGGGATAATAGCGCCCTCTTTGATCTTTGCTTGCAGGTTATCGTCAAGAACTTGATGAAGCACCTCTCGATCACGTTCGCCATAGAGAATGGGGTACTTGAAAGAGATATCCAACTCAAACGGCTCTACAGAGTCGGCCATACGGTTGGTGTTCTCAATGGCCTCCGAATACATCGCTTCCGGCAAGGCGTCCTGCGTTGCGAACATTGCTACCAGCTCGTCATAGGATTTATAGGTAAGGTCAAACGTATCTTCGTTGGCGAACTCGATGTGTTTACTCAACTGCAAGATCGTTCGGCACTCAGCCTTGTATTTGTTGAGGCTATGAGTATCGGTGCCTGCAATGAGCGGGATGCCGTATTTCTGAGACATTTCCGCCAAGTGGCGATTGTAGGCAACCTGCTCCGGGTGGTCATGCGCTTGGATTTCCAGATAGTCGTAGTGCTTCAGTAGCCGCTCATACATAGGATGAGTAATGCTCATGCGATTCAGCGGGGAAGCAAGGCAGGCACTGATCTTAATGACGTTACTGGAAATACCAAGAAACTCATCAAACGTGATACGGGGTTTGTAGTAAAAGTGGTCGTCCTGGCTTGATCGGCTGATTAGCTTGTTCATCTCCTGAAGACCAGCGTAGTTCTTGGCAATCAGGATGGTGTGGTAGTTATCGCGTACCTTATTCTGCTCTCCGGTGCGTGGATCGGTAAGCAATAGCTTTTCAGTCAAATAGACTTCACAGCCATGCAGATATTTCAATCCGGCTTTATCACAGGCCATCTTTTTGGCGACCCACTGATAGATGTTACCATGCTCCGTAAAAGCAATGGCAGTCTGCCCCAACTCGACAGCCTTAGCGATATAGTCCTCAAACTTCGTCGCGCTGTCTAACAGCGACAATTCAGTATGGACATGGTATGCCGTATAGTTACCGCTCAATAAAATCACCTCCGACTACGAACTCGGCCTGTCTTATACATAGTGCCGTTGGCAACCTTCGTCTCTTCTTCTGTGAACCAAACAGGGATAAGGCTACCGCCACAGTCACATACTCCAAAATCCACCATAGTTAGTCCTCTCTGTCGTTCACCGCTCCAAATGCTTCGTCTTCGGAGGCACGCTCTTCAGCAAGCAGCTGAGGAGGAAGAGGCAGAGGCTCTTTGTACTCCTTCTTATCCCAAGAAAAACGACGGTCATACTCGTCCATATCGCTGAAGAAACGGCGGGAAGCAGGATCGTAATAGAGGCCAACGTCGATATTCTGCCGGCCAAACATACGGTCTTTGACGATAGTTACGATCACATCGTACTTGAGCAACTGGCGACGCTTCTCAGAATACTTCGCAGCATTCTCACGTTCTGCGTCCGTTACTCGCCGCAGGCCAATAGTCCGATGTGCCAGGTTCACGATGTTGCTGGTACCAGCGATATCATAGATGCCTACATTGGTTCCGGCGTCCATCTTTCGAGGGTGGCAAACAAGGATTACAGCCACTTGATACTTCTTAGCAAACTCAATGAGCTTTTTAATCGTATCTGTCTGAGAGCGCAGTTCCTCTTCGCTGGTTTCAGTGTCAATACACATGAAATTGTCGAGGATCAGGCAACGGGCACCATACTTCCGAACGGTATCAGTCATAGAGGCGATGAGCTTATCCAGTGTGTTGTCGTAGTCATCACGATAGATATGCCAACGCCCTTTATAGGTCTTGTTGATCTCGGCAAGCGTCGTCGTGGAAATCTTCTTGTAAGGATTGCCCCGACGAGAGATAGCATCTGTGATATTGCGGGGGCCGGCGAAAATGTAGTTGAACCAGGACTTTTCTACACCGTTGGGAAGTTCGCCGCTGAAAAGCCACGTACCGATGTCATTATCGAGAGAATTGCACGCGAGCTGAGTAAGAAGACTACTCTTACCAGATCCGGGCTGACCACTCACAATAGTAAGCGTTCCGAAAAAGAGCCGCATCAGCTCATCATCAATGGCCTTCAGCCCGGTAGTCACACCGTCAACATCCTCATACTCGGTCGGCTCGACATCAGAAAGGTCGGCTACGGAAGGAACAGGGGAGTCCTTAGCGTCCAAGATCAGCTCCAACACTTTGTCTTTGCCGCAAACGTAAAGGATCTCATTCAGGTCTTTTGTTACCCGTCCGGTATTTCCAATGGGGATTGCTGGGATGTCTACGACCTTTGTTCGCCAGCTACCCAGCCGGGGAACGCACTCTTTCTGCATTTTCACGCCGGCGTCATCGTTGTCGGCGCAAATGATAATGCTCTCAAACTGATCGAGCCATTCCAGATTTTCGTCGATCCAGTGGAGATTTGAACTGCCCAGAGGAACGGAAACAGCATTTTTGAATCCTGCCTCAATCGCACTAAGGCAATCCGGCTCGCCCTCACAGATCAGAAGGGGAGAATTAACGTTGATGCGGTTCATGTTGAACAACAACGGAGCCGTATCAGAGTTTTGCTGGCACCAGCACTTTGCTTGACCATGCTGGACTTTATGCGACGGTTTGTATTTCACCATCGTCAACACATCGTTCGTGTCGTAGTAATTGAATACCACGTTTCCCTCGGAGTCCTGCCGCACATCAAGAGCATCCAGCGTCTCACGACTGATCTTGCGCTGCTCAAAATATGCGTACACTTTGGATTTATCAGTGCAGGGAACCTCGTGGGGATATCTATAATGCCGTTTGGTTTTTACGCCCAGCTCTCCGAAAGAGTAGGGCATTTCGGCAAGCTCGAAAAGTTTCTTACAGGCTTCGGCATAAGTCGCGCCTTTGTACATGAAAACGTCCAGAATGTCGTAGCTACGGCCACAACTACCGAAACAACGAAAGTTGAATGCTTTCTTGTTGTAAATGAAGGAAGCGTGATCCTCCTGATGGAAGGGGCAGCAACACTTCATGTTTTTCTCATCGAAATCGGTAATCCCCAGCTCTTCGACGATAATCTGAGCGTTACGATCTCCGAGCTTTTCTTTGGCCTGCAAAATTGCTTCTCTATCAATCTGCACGGGTAAAATCACCTCAGTTCTTCGGTAAGCCCGCCCACTTCATGTGGACGGGTCTTATCCGAATGAAATCCGTCTTTCATTTGCCGTTCAAGATGCGGATAGCACTCTCGGCCTCCTCAACACCGAGTCCCCGACGCATTACTGTCTGAACCCAGTGATCTTTGTTCGGCTCGATATCTGTCCGGTCGTCCAGAATTACGAAGTCTCCGACCTCGCTATGTTCTTTTAACCAGCAGTCAATTTCCACACCTCTGTGACAGGATGGCAGCTCCGGCGTAAAGCCATAAAGACGAACCCCGTATTTCAACAGCTCTGCTTCCAGTTCCAGATAGTCTCCGTTGTATCTCGGGTCATCTCGGTCGTATCTCCAATCACTGGAAAGAACGACCTTAGCTCCTGTCATGTTAATGATGTGCTTCAGGTTCTTCATTTGCCTGTTGTCAACAAACGTATAGCCGCTTTGGGTTCTGCGGGCTGTACGATCACTGTTGAGCACACCGTCAACGTCGAGGAAAATTACTTTGATCTTTCCCATCACTCATATTCCTCCGTAATATATTGGCTGGAATGCTCGCAATGCTCGCGCACAGAACACAGGTAGTCACAAAAGAAACGGTCAGGTTTGGCAGGAAAGCTCCTTGCCTTATAGATGTCGTCAATGGAACGCAGGAACCAGTCTATGTCCTCCTGAGCAGTTACGATGTTGAATGGATCTCTGTCCAAGATACCTTCACGGAACTTATTGAACCAAAGTTCATGCGGCCACTCACCGTAGACCTCTTTGACCCGTACTGCATACAAGTTCAGTTGGCGGAGATATTTGCGGCGTTCCTCTCTGGATTTCCATTTGCCCCGGCTTTTGTGATCGCAAACAATCAGCCCAGACCTATTACGAAGCACCAGATCTATAATACCTACCACTGGTCTGCCGCCCAGTGTAGAGGTATACCGATCTTCGACCGCAAGCACTTTTTCTTCGTCTCCCAGTTGTCCACCGAAATTATCGAAGTATTCCATACCGCGCTCATAGTAGCTACCTTCCAGTCGGGGAAATGGAAACCGTTCTGTAACTGCTCTTGCGTATTCCTTCTCATAGAGGCCGGATAAATCCCACAGCTCGACCTGCTGACGAAAATATCGCTCTAAAAGCGAGTGCGCCAGTGAACCCCATTGAGCAAAAGCGTTGTCCACGCGATCCATGCACTGGAGGTAAGTAAGGTCAAACATACGCGGGCACTGATCAAAACTGCTAACGCGGGAGTATGACCAGTCCATAGCGTCCAGGAGAAAAGAATTATCCATCAGAAGGGCAGCTCTCCATCTTCCTCACCGACATTTGCGAAGTCGCTGTTCTGAGAAGGAGCGGTAGCATATCCGGTGGTGGGGGCAGAGGCGTTGTCAGAAGTCTCGCCGTCCTTCTTGGAATCGCCGAAATAGACGTTCTCGGCAATGATGTCTACGGCAGAACGCTTGTTGCCGTCCTTATCGGTGTAGTTGCGCTTCTGCAGCCGACCGACAACAACAATCATGCGCCCCTTGCCAAAATACTTGCCAACGAAATCCGCCGTAGAGCGCCACGCAGTCACATCGAAGAAGTCCGTCTCGCGCTCATTGTTCTGCTTGTTCACGATGTCGCGGTCGCAGGCGATAGAAAAGCTGCACACGGAGATGTCATTGTTTACCTTCTTGATCTCAGGATCGCGGGTAAGACGACCCATGATGATTACCTTATTAAGCATTGTGCTTTACCTCCAGTTTCTTGATCTGCTCAACGACTTTCTGAGCCGTTGCGATATCCTTGATAGCGTTGGGGTTCTTCACACCGGCAACACTTTCGATAGCCTTGTAGATGGTGTCTTTGGACACACCGGCTTCCAACTTCCCGGCAACAACGCTCAGGATCTCCTGTTTCACATCGTCCAGATCGTCTTCCTTCTTTTTGCGGGCGGCGCTGGACAGCTCCTCACCCGTCCAAAGAGACAGACCCAGGCCGTGCAGAGCAGCACACTTGACCAAGCAGCGCTTGATAGACTTCTCTGCATCGGCAGAGGTGATCGTGTCGATGGGAATAGACTTGTTACGGAAATCCATAACAGCCAGAGACTCCGTTTCAGTCTGGTCGTTGATGGTGATAGATACCTCTACCCAGGCGGTCTTTCCGTCCGTATGGTAAATGCAGCCGTCAGCGGCCTTGTTGATGGTAAACTTGGCACTGGGGAAGAGGGATTTCACGATCATCCATGCCTTAGACCAAGGCAGGTAGACGATCTTATCCTTCTTCTTGAGGTGTTCCGTGATGTCGTACTCGTTCAGAATTTGAAAAACGCTTTTTTCCATGTTAGCCTCCGTTGATTTACTTTGCTGCTAAACCCTCGACAAGATAGGTAGCCTCCATATCAGCCAAATGCGTCATGACTGCCAGCGGGTAAGTTTCAAAAGCATTGCCCATACCGTAATCCCCGCCTTTGACTGCACAATCAAAGCTGCCCATATGCCAGCGGATTGCAACAATTTCGTCACGTGTGAGCTTGATGAAGCTCTGCAGGATGATGACAGATTTCTCGCCATGACCAAGCGGGAGACGATCTTCCGTTTTGTAGAACGGCTCCTTATGCCATGCGCCCGTAACATCATCCTTGACGTTCCGAGAGCTGACGGTGTAGTAGTTCACCTTCGTCAGATCGTGGAACAATGCAGTGACCGCCACCGTCTCCGGTGAGATCTCCAGTTCAGGATAGCGAGCCACAAACCCAGAGAGCTTGTCATACACATTGAGGCTATGCTCCAGCAGCCCGCCAGTATAGTTGCCGTGGAAGCGCGTGCTTGCCGGCGCAGTATAGAAGTCAGAACGTTCCAACCACGCCATCAGGTCTTCCATACCCGGACGATTGATAGTAGCGCAAATTTCAACGAACCGTTTTTTCAGATCGTCCAAATTTGCGATTTCTACATTCACTACATCCATATTGACCACTCCTTTATTATGTTGGTGCCCCGAGGAGGGGACAATGCCCCTCCTCGTAAGGCGCAGGATTACTCTTCGATGATTTTGAAGAACACGTCGGTTCTACGGTTCAGGTAGGCATCGGCAGAACCGGGATCTGCAACCATCTTCGTGTTGCCATTGCCGACCGTAATCAGACGGTTCGGATCAATACCGCAAGCGATGAAATACTTGGCGACAGCCTTTGCACGTTCAGCAGACAGCGCCTGTCCAGAGTCGGAGTAGTTGCGGGCATTGATATTGCCCTCCACCTGGATAATCGCGCCATCCAGAGTATTGGCGATAGAAACGAACTCATCCATGATGGCGTATGCCTCTTCGGGGTTCTTGAACTGAGCGGTATCAGCCACAAACTCAACGGTCATGGATTTGGTCAGCAGCGCCTCATAATTGACGATTTCCTGCTTCTGCTCCTCGGTCAGCTCAACGGGCTTGCTGGTAGAGGCAGAGGTAGAAGAATACTTGCTTGCCAGAGGGAGCAGATACTGGTTATCAAAGAGTGTCATAGCCACCTTGCGATTGACCGTCTCACCCAAAGACTCCCAGATATCACACATATCGAAGTAGACAGAAGGAGCAGTGGAGTCCAGCACTTCCTTATTCTCGGCGTAGCCCATCATTTCGGCATCGCCGCACTGAGCCTTAATCTCCTCGTCGGAAACGCCGGCGAACATAGGCATAACAGAACGGATGTAGTCAAACTCAGTGGTATACATTGCGTTGGCCTGGAAGATACCATCAATAAAGGCGGTCACAACGTCGGGGTGTGCCTGGGCAAAGTCGGAACGGAATACGATACCGTCCATAATCAGGCTCTTAGAGGCTGTGGTAGAGAACATGATGTGCGCATCGCTGTTTTCGGTTGCATAGGACAGGTAAGGCTGCCAAGTCGCTGCCACGTCCAGCTGGCCGGCGAAGAACGCCTCGCCCGTCTCAGACGCATCGTCAAAGAGGATCATATTATCAATGATAGACTGCTTGTCAGCATCGGACAGGTCACTCTTATTAACAAACCATGCCACAAGCGTCTGGGCTTCGCTGAATCTGGGAACGCCGATCTTCTTACCCAGCAGATCATTTACGGTGTTGATACCGGACTTAGCAATAATGCCGTCGCCACCAGCGGAGTAGTTGGTGAATACCGGCATTACCACATCCAATCCGGCCTCCTGGAACTTACCAGATAGGAACGCGGCACGGTTGGTGGTATAACCCGCAGCATTCAGCTCCCCAGTAATCAAAGCATTGCTGCTGGCAGTTGCGTCATTGATGATATTGATGTTAACCTTAATGCCCAACTGGTCGAAAATTGAACCGGGTTGCGTGGTCAAGCCCTGGTTAGCGTCGATAATAGGTTTCCAGCCCACCCACTCATCCAGAGACAGGTTAATCACGGGATCAGAAGTGTCCGTCTTGCCGGCAGAGGGCTTTGTCGTGGGCTTCTGGGACGTGCTGCCAGACTGGGTACCCGAACTGATGAGTTTGTCGTCTGCGATGTTGTTCTTGTAGTAGTTGTAGCCGAAGCCGCCGATACCAGCGAGGAGCGCCAGCACGATGACGAAGATCACCACACGGCCAGCGGTAGTGAGTTTCATTCTCTTCATGGTAAGTTACTTCCTTTCCTCTTTCACTTTGGATTTAGGAGCGTCGAAGGTGACGCCAGACCGTGAAGCCTGAATAGCCGGCTTCCCGTTATACTTTGTGGCGAGAGACTGCAGATAAGCATCCGACTGAGCTTTCGCCGCATTTTTCTCAGCCATTGACATTTTGGTGGTGGTACGGCTTGCATGAACGACAATCGCACCATCAACCTCTTTGCGAAGATCCTCCGCTCCGTCCCGGACACTGCCCAAGAGCTTATCAGTAGCAGAGTCCCGGCGCAGCTCGTCCAGATCGCCCAAGAGATCCTTCATGTTGCCACGGAGTTTCATTTCCTCGACAGTCATACGGCTCTGCTTTTTCAGCTCGCGGAGCTTCTTGTCGTACGCTTCATAAACGGTCTGAGCCTCTTTTACCATAGGTTCAATCTCTCGCAGGTATCCCTCTTTCTGGGAGATTTCAAACAGGATTTCCTCACGCCTGGTTGAAAAAATGGCAGCATCGGCCATATTGCCAGATCTGACCAGAGACTCACACTTTGATTCAACGTCCTTCAGTTCTCCATATAGCTTGTTGAGGTTCTTCTGGACGGAGGATTGCTCGCCCACAAACCGATTCAGGGTGTCACCAGCCTTGTTGTAACGCTCCTGCACTTCCTCAATGGCTTGCTGGAAAATAGCCTTTGCACCCTCGGGTGTCTTGGCGATATCCTCCACGAAGATGTTGAGGAACCCTCCAACGAGGACTTTCAGCTTACCCCGGACACCGGGGAAGATGATCAGGGCGAGCACAAATACAACCGCTACCGCTCCAATCACAATGCCCATTACTGTGCTCCTTCCTTACCGGCAACGCCGTTCGCAAACTCCAAGAGTTGACTGATAGCTTCTTTTTCCTTCTGGATAGCGGCGCTGGAATCAGAGGTCTTTTGTTTGGAGTCCTCAATTCTGGCTTCCGCCTGCTCGATCAGGGACTTCAGATGTTCGATATCCGCCTCGGTCTCAGCGATCAGCGCATCGTTTTCCGCCCTAATACTATCCTCGGCAGCGTCCAAGGCGCGACCACGCTTCAGACCGTCCTCAATGAGATCATCCACATTGATCCCGTTGACGCTGAGAATGCCGGCGATGGACGCCTGTTTCTTGGCCTTAGTCATATCCTGGGGCAGAATGTCGATATACGCTTTGATCTTGAAGATCGAGTTCTCGTCGTCGATATCGCCCTGCTGATAGATGGATGCGATCACATCATCATAGGACACCTGAGTAGCGTCAATTACCGGCGTCTCAGGCGCGTACATAGGCTCGGATACGGGTTGCATAGGGATTTCAGGCATACCTTCGTATTCGGTACGAACCAGTCCCATGCGTTCAAATAAACCTGCCATGGTTTGTTACAGCTCCTCTCGTTTCAAATTTGATTATTTTATCGCACATTTTGAACGCCTCGTCCTGGCTGTGCGTTACCATAATGATTGTGTTGCCTGTCTCAGCATGGACATCCAAAATCAAACGCTGCATTTTGCTACGGGTTTTGTCGTCCAAAGCGGATAACGGTTCATCCATAAGTAGGTATTTCGGCTTGACATACAGTGTTCTCGCCAACGCAAGGCGCTGTTGCATACCACCTGATAGCTGAGACGGCCATTTATCTGCATACTGCTCTAACCCAACCGCTGCAAGTACCTTGATAGCGTCATCGCGGCTACGGAGTTTTTTGTCCCGTTGGGCAATCAGCACATTCTCCGTGCAGGAAAGCCATCCGAAGTTGGAATAGCGCTGATGCATCATGTACACAGGGTTCTTGTCGGCGTTCCGATAGGTAGTGCCATCAATGATAACCTCACCATGAACAGGGTGAAGAAGGCCAGAGATGGTTTTGAGGAGGGTCGTCTTACCGGCACCAGACTTCGCCAAAATACCGTAAATCAAACCGTCGTCAAATTCCTGGTCGATGTGCTCCAGAATTGCTTCGCCGTTGTACCCAATAGCCAGATCATTCAACTTGATCATCGCAGTACCTCCACTGGAATATCTTTCGGATCAGCAAGTTCCCCAGCTTGTCAAAAACGAAGCTGAACAACATGATTACGATGATTGCCCCGAACACCACGGCGGTACGGCCTCTGGCGGAGCTTACATTGATGATGAAGCCCAAGCCGTACTTAGCGTTGGTTGCCTCTACCACGGCGCAGTATGTCCAGCCAATGCCATACATCATAAGGAACGTACTGAATATTGAAGGGAGCGATGCGGGGAGCAGGATTTCTTTGATTGTCTCCCAACTGGTCATTCCGATTGTCTTGCCCGTATCCATCAGATCTTGCGGTACGTCGTTAAAGCAAAGCAGGATCGACGGCAGCAAGTAGACAAACGTTGCAATAAATAGAAACGAAATTTTCATCTGCTCCCCAATCCCAAACCATAGGATCAGGAGCGGAGAAAATGCGGTTACGGGAACATACCGCAGGAAGGAAACAACCGGCATGATAGTTTCCTTGATAGGCTTCACGCCATAAATCAGAAGGGAGAGGGGAATTGCTACCAGCATAGAAAGAGCAGACGCACCAGTAATCCGCAGGAAAGAGTAGGCAAGTCCTTTTTGCAACTGGCCTGTCTCTGCCAACCCGACGATTGCTTCCCAGACGGTAGCAGGGGCGGGGATAAACAGCGGTTGGGTGAAGCACGAGGCCACATACCAGACGGCAATGAAACAGGCCAATAAAACCGCTCCCCGTATGCAGTTTTTCGCACGCCGTTTGACTGAAGTTTTCATTTCACGACCTCTTCTCATGGATCATCTTCGCCCAGCGATTTCATCATGAAGCATTCATCACAATAGCAGTCGCCAGTTGTTTGGATTTTGACATAATCGCCGACTATCGGTTCTCCGCAGGCATCGCAAAGGATAGTACGGGCATAGGCTCCGCCACAGTAAGGACAACCGCTGAAATCCTCATAGGGCGGAGAATCTAACCCATGGCGTTCTTCCCATCGCTTCGGATCGTCAAAGGTTTTGCCACAGTCCAGACAGGTGTATTCACCATACATCAGCGCTTCACCTTCCAGACTGCCGTATTGCACCCAGACTTGCCAAGACGTCTGCCGACGATCACAACCTTGCCCTCGGCTTTCATCTCTGTCAGACGAGGCCGTGTGAAGTTCGGACTGTTGGTGGGGATTTTGCCCTCAGAGACCAGCTTCTCGCCAATCTCATCAGCAGTCATACCGCCAGGATCACCGCTGGTCAGAATATCCAAAATCATAGCCTTACGATTAGGACGCTTCGGTTCGATCTGGTCATATGCTTCACGGCGGTTTCTCAACGCAATGCTCATATGAATCACCTCTTTCTATCCGACAAATGCCGGTTTCTGTTGCAGTGATAGTTGGACAAATCCAACCACCTTCCTGGACTCGACCTCTTCGAGTTTTACTGGACGGGTAAGATAAATCCGCTACCCCCCCCACAGCACACTCGATATAACCTTTTTGGGTGGCCTGCTTAATTCTGACTTTCTCCATGGTCAACCTCCGGGCTTCTCAGAGCATACCATCCAGTCTTGGCTCCGCCCCCTCCCGCTTCGGCTTTCAAAGCACGTGCAATGGTTTCGCCATCATATACACGATTGGCGTCTCCATTGTAATCATTGATATATCCGAGCTGCTTCAGTTCATCATTCTTATCAGAATAATTTACTTTGTCGCTAACATCGGTAATATCAAAAGTAGACAGTGCTTTTTCAAATGCTCCGATACCGGAAAAGAAAGAACCAACAGTCATATCTTCAAAGAGATACGGCATAGCACTGTGAAGTTCATCCAAAATGGCACAGAGAACGTCTACCACGATAGAGTTTCCAGCCTGCTTGTAAAGCTGTGACCCGCTCCTATCTGCTCCACCATAGATATTTTCGTTCATGGCGGATTTGGCACGTTCAAAGTCCTGATCTTGGAAACCCATTAAACGCCAACACTCTTTTTGCGTAAGTTTACGGACACGAAAACTCGGGCGTATTGCGATAGGTGTTTGTCCGCCGCCCATACCAGCGGCACTATTTATGCATGGGCAAATACCATCGTTTCTTGGAGTCTGGTGCTTTTGTAAGCCGCCAATCATTGTGATTTTATCTTCTGACGTAGGACTTCTTTCAATCACTCTCTTGTCCCCCCCCC